AAAGACGCTGTTTACGAGAGACTGAGCGCACAGCTTGATGAGATGGACAGAAACCACAACAACAAGCCATTAAAAGTTCTTAAGCGAGCTATCATAAAGGCGTTTAACCTAAAGGGTATCCGTAAGAAAAACGAAGTATACACTGGCAAACATTATTCATTGCTAAGGCGCGTTGAGAAAATGGAAGCTGATATGATTACGGAAGGTAACAAGTAATGTGCATGGGTGCAGATAGCAGCAAGAGCGATGGCGGAATGACGGGCGCAGCAAAAGACATGCACCGTTCAAGTAGCCCATCTACAGATGATGTAGATTATGTTGTAGGGGGCGGCTCAGGCAGTAGCTCCAGCACAACCTCCAGCGGATCAGCCTCTTCAGCAAGAACGCTTTTAACCGCTAGGTCTGCATCAACAATACCAAGGTCAAGCGATCAGGCTAAAACCAACCGTCAAATGACACAGCCTTTTAACCAGCGTGACGGGAGAAAGAAAAGAACTAACGTCTTCAAGGGTCTTGGTCGAGTTGCCACAAGTCTTCTTAAGATGAGTCCTGCTTACCAAGTAATAAGCGGTTTATCAAAAACCTATAAAGGGAACTAAGATATGTGCATGGGTTCAAAGGGCGGTACGCCCAAAACCGCAGAGCAATACTACCAAGAAATGAAGCCTAATCTTCCAGAGCTTCCTTCCTTGCGTGATGTAACTGGTAATAGCCCAGTAGAGCGCAAGTCTAAAAAGCTTAAAGATGTGCCGAAAGTGCGCGAAGGATCGCAAGCCCGTAGCTCTTTATTAAATATGTCTGGGGAATACTAGTGAGTTTTCTTAGCACCTTAAAGCCAATGGAACTATCCATGCTTCGAGGCATAGTTCGGAAGACTGAGTTTGCTTACGTTGAGGCAAAGCACGGTAAAGCTTTTGTTACAGATCACGAAGTTGATAAGTTGATTGATAGCATTGGCCCTGAGATTGTAGAGCGCATGATTAAGTTTGGTGTTGATAAAGGATTAAGGTAATGAGTCTTTACGCAAATATGAACGCTCGTAAAAAGGCAGGGACCAGTCGCTCTAAGAGCAAGTCTACCATTAGTGACAAGTCATACTCTAATATGAAGGCTGGCTTTCCTAAGAAAAAAAAGAAAACCCTACTAAGTAAGGTTAAATAAATGTCTGAACTAACAAAGGCTCAAGTTAGAGCGCTGGCAAAACACAAAGTACATCATACGGCAGGCCACATGAAGAGCATGAGTAGCTCAATGCAGGCTGGCATGTCATTTAAAAAAGCGCACATTGTTGCAAAGAGAATTGAAAAAGCTAAGAAGTAATGCCAGATTTTAAGTATAAGCCTGATGGAGCTACCATTAAGGACTTCATGAAGGATCAAACATTTTTTCGTGGAATAAGAGGCCCCGTAGGCTCAGGCAAATCCGTTGCTTGCTGTGTCGAAGTATTCCGCCGCGCTCTTGAACAAGAGAAATCACCCGATGGAAAGCGTAAAAGCCGTTGGGCTATCATACGAAACACCAACCCACAGCTAAGAACAACAACCATTAAGACTTGGTTGGATTGGTTTCCAGAAGCTGATTGGGGTAAGTTTACTTGGTCTGTTCCCTACACCCATAACATTAAGAAGGGTGACATGGAGCTAGAAGTTTTGTTCCTTGCCCTAGATAGGCCAGAAGATGTTAAGAAATTACTCTCGTTGGAGCTTACGGGAATATGGATCAATGAAGCTAGGGAGATTCCTAAGAGTATTATTGATGCCTGCACAATGCGTGTTGGTCGTTATCCTTCTATGCGTGATGGTGGCCCTTCTTGGACTGGCGTTATTGCCGATACCAACGCGCCTGAGGAGGATCACTGGTGGCCGATTATGTCCGGTGAGGTTCCAATCCCAGATCATATACCGCGTGAGCAAGCTAAGATGTTGGTCAAGCCGACTAATTGGAATTTCTATACCCAACCCTCTGGGATGGTGGAGAAGAAAGACGAGCAAGGAGAGATAGAAGGGTACGTTCCAAGCAAAGGCGCAGAGAATCAAAAGAACATGATGAAGAGTTACTACCCTAATCTAGTGCAGGGTAAGACTAAATCATGGATTGATGTCTATGTTATGAATAGATTAGGCCATATCCAAGAGGGGAAGCCTGTGTATCCTATGTTTGCTGCCGAAGTTCACGTTGCAAAAGAAGAAATACCTATAGCCGCTAACGTTCCACTGTACGTTGGGGTAGACTTTGGGCTTACTCCCGCTGCTGTTATTGGGCAAAAGGTGCGTGGTAGGTGGTTTTTACAAGCAGAAATCGTAGCAATTGACATGGGGATCGTTAGATTCTCTGAGGTTTTACGACAAGAACTGGCGACAAGGTTCGCCGCTGCGGGTGAAGTCATAATATATGGCGACCCGTCAGGAGATTTCCGCGCGCAAACTGATGAGTCTACTCCCTTTCACATCATGCGCGGAGCTGGCTTGAGGGCTTTCCCAGCGCCCTCCAACTCTGTTGACCTTCGTCTTGAAGCTGTCTCTTCCCAGCTAACCAAGATGATTGAAGGTAAGCCAGCACTATTAGTTGACAGGCGATGCACCCAACTCATTAAGGGTTTTGAGGGGGGTTATGCTTATAAGCGTATGCAAGTATCAGGTGAACGTTTTGACGATAAGCCTGATAAGAATATGTTTTCTCACGTCCACGATGCAGCGCAATACTTGTTTCTTGGTGCTGGAGAAGGACGCGCTTTGATGAATAGTCAGAAACCAGCCACCCCTACAGTAGCTAAACGAGACTTTGATGTCTTTAATAAGGGGCCAGCGCGGCGTAAAAGGCAGGGATTCTGGTCTAGATTGTGATTTGTGCGTTGAGCTTTCTACTCTTTCGTGCTTACGAGGGGTAACATAAAGGAGATTTACTATGTGTTTTGGTGGTGGCGGTGGTGGCCCTACAGCGGCAGAAAAGCAAGCGTCTGTAGATACTCAGCTTGAGGCTGATGCTGTAAAGCAAGAGTCTATCGGAGACAAGGCTGAAGAAAAGCGTGACGATATCGTAGACGCCTTAGACTCGCGTGGCAAAAAAGCTGGTCGCGGTGGCGGAAAAGGTAGCGGTAGACGTTCACTTTATAGCAGCGGCTCAGCGGCTGGTTATTTAGGTAGGTTTGATTAAAAATGCAAGAAGTAGCGAAGCAGTACATACAACGGTATCAAAAGGCTAAGGCTTTCCGTGAACGGTGGGTTCCATTGTTTGAAGAGTGCTACGAGTATGCGCTGCCTCAACGGGAATCCTTCTATGCAGAAGAAGCTGGTCAACGAAGAGATGATAAAATCTTTGATGAAACGGCAGTGGTCGGAGTGCAAGAATTTGCAAGCCGTCTGCAATCAGGTATTGTACCTAACTTTGCACGTTGGGCTGATCTTATGGCAGGCAGTGAAGTACCTAAGGATCAACGCGAAGAGATCGACAATGAGCTTGACGATGTTACCGAGTATGTTTTTGAAGTCCTTCAGAACTCCAACTTTAGCCAAGAGGTTCACGAATCCTTTATGGATTTAGCTGTTGGCACTGGAATTTTGTGCGTAGAGGAAGGCGATGCTGTTAATCCTGTTAACTTTAGCGCCATTCCATTACCTCATGTAGTTCTGGATACTGGCCCTGATGATAAAATTGACCACGTCTACCGTGAAAGAAAGAATGTAAAGTTCGATCATCTGGAGCAGATGTACCCAAACTCTACATTTGACCCTCAAGTTACGTCACAGATGGGCAAAGATGCAGAGACAACCGTTCTTGAAGTAGTTTGCAGAAACTATTCTATTAAAAATCAAGACGCTTACTATCACTTTGCGATCTGCATGAACACTAAAACCTTGCTATTCTCCAATGAGATGAGTGGATTAGGCTCCAATCCTTTCATTTGTTTTCGCTGGTCTAAGTGTGCAGGCGAAACATATGGGCGCGGCCCACTAATTAATGCTCTGTCTGCTATCAAGACCTGCAACTTAACTATCGAACTTATCCTTGAGAACGCTCAAATGGCTATCTCCGGCGTCTATCAAATTGATGATGATGGCGTCATTAACCCTGATACCATACAACTCGTTCCAGGATCTATAAT